TTTATCATAAGAAGTCTCATCTTTTTTGTTATTTCTTCTGGTGACTGAATGTATTCTTTTTCTTCATCTTGAAATAAATTTTTATAATTATCTCGAATAGGGATTATTTTTGGATTTCTCGATAAGCTATCTGCTCTTATTAATTTATTTGTTACCGCTTCCTGTAAATTAATCTCACGTTTTAAATCGTCAGCATTTTTAGCCAAATGAGTTTGGCAATAAATATTGATTTCTGAATATCTACTATTCCAAAATTCAAACGGTTTCATATTAAAATAATATGCCAAAGACTCTGTTGCATAAATCAATTCAATTAAATTATTTGTATTTTTTATTCTTAAAATTATATCATTTAGCCCCTGAAACCTTGGAATTGTTCCTCTGCTATTTTGCTCATTGCATTCTCTGCCGATTTTTGAACTAATTCGTTCATATTCATTGTTGATAAAGGATTTGATATCAACTCTTTTAGTTCTTTCTTGGTCATTTTCTTTTTGAAAAAACCCTCTTCGTTCAAAGCCTCCGCAATCTTTAAATATAAATCATTTACAACTATTCCTTCTTTTCTACAATCGTCTATAAAATCATATACTTCATCTATTGAATTAAATGCACTTTTCTCATCTTCTGTTTCTGCTAATTTTAATATAATTTTAGCCAAAGCTTCTATATCGCATATAGCATAAGCTTTTGTAAAAGCTTCTTCAAAATTTTTATTTTTTAGTAGGTTAGCTATTTCTACTATTTTTCTTGTTTTTATTACTAAATTAATTATTTTATTTTTGGTTTCTATTATCATATTTTCTCTCCTTTGCAAAAGAGAGAAGGCTTATTCTGCCTTCTCAGTATTTTTTTCTGTTGTGCTAGTTCTCTTTATGGTTCTGCTCCTAGCACTCAATTTTGCAGAACTAGGCTGTGGGAAATCCTTTGCTTTCTGTTATTTCTGAACTTCTATAGATTGTTAATTTTGATTTTAACATATCATCTATAGCAATTTCACTCATTCCTATATAACATGTACCTGTAAAATACCATGTTAGTGGTTTTCCACTTTCTGTAGCTGTTTCTTCCGGTAATTGAATTGCCCAATATCCATTTGTCTTAGCAGTTTGAACTGCTTTTAATTCATCATATTGGTCTTCTTTAAACAATATTTCTATTTCTAGATTTTCTGCTTTTTGTCTTCCTTCTGTTTGTCTTTCATCAGGAATATCTAAAGCACTATATGTTATTCCCTCTGGTGCTTTTAAAAATTCTGGAATGCTTTGTACGAAAGCTACTTGTTTTCTTTTAGTTGAATCTTTTAAGTCTGTTAATGTATCAGCATGAAATAGTTTTGTTAATGTACTTGCTTTTGGTTCTGGCATTTTTTATTCCTCCTTATTATCTTATAAAATTAAAAGAACTCGTTATAGAATTAAAACGAACTTCAAAAGTTATTGTTATACCGTATTTTTGCAGTATCTGATCATATACTGCAGGACTGGTATTAGTCCTTATTAAATTTAATTCTTGAAGTCTTGTACTAACTTCATCTGTCATTTGCATTGCTTGTCTTTGTTTTTCATTCCAACAAGTGATTGATATTTGAAATGTAGAACGAATAGGAAATGCGTTTTCTGTTAGATTTACTGATTTCAAAGGTGTATGCAATTCCAATATAGGAAATTTACTTTCTGTATTTGGATTACTTAAAATCGGTTTATTCTTATACAAATTTTCTAGCTTTTCATATACTAAATCGCTAAAGTCCTTTATACTTAAATCTTTCATTATTTGCATACCTCCTTCAACATTTCATCTAATTTTTTCTTGACTATTTCTGTATTTTCATTTCTACTTTCAAAACTTGCATCAGCCATAAAGTGGTTTGCTTTAGTTCCATGAGCAATATAAAAATCCATACCTTGAATATTTACAACTGGGTATGGCAATGCTTTTTCAACTTTACTTACTGGAATAAACCATTCTGTGTAACCACTCTCTAAAAAATGTTTTGATTTTCCAACATGTTCCATCTCAGCATTAGCGCCTGTCCCAAAGTATTCAAAAAACAAATAGGATGCTCCATTTGCCATAAATTTAGAAGGGTCAGCAAAAACCCTTCCTTTCACTTCTTTGGTTGACATATCAATCATTTCGACTAATATGCCTTCTTCATTATGTCCTTTTTCCAACCTTATAGCGTAACCTCTAATGTTTTTTAATACATCTTCTGTTATTATTTTTGCAGTTTGTGGTAATTTTTGAATTATAGCATCTATATTTTTAAAATTATGTTTTACTTTTATATTACAATTGAAATTTATCATTGTATTTTCTCCATTCTATACACATATGTACTTCCTATTTTATTTTTATCTAGTACTCTATATTCTGGAATAAACTTCTCTAATTTTGAGATATCTTCAAATGATATTCCATTGCCTTTTTGTATATCATAATTTTTAGTCGTACGACCTTTATATGTACTATAATCCACTTCACCTGTAGACTTTCTATCTAACTCGTTGACATCTTGTTGCATGTTCAAATATGCATATGGCTTTTTTTTGCTCATTGGTTTAAATTTCCATACCTTTTCCGTTTCTCCGTGGTCTTCTATTTCTTCATACTCTGATATATATACTTTTGTTAAATCTCGTAATAGCATTACTTGAATATCCTTATTGAAGCAACATCAATTTTTAATTTCTTTTCTATATCATTGAATGATGAAGAAATACTTCCTTCATTTCTTGATAAAAGACCTTCTGCACCTCTTGCATTGTATTCAGAAATAACAGCTTTTTTTATATATGGAAATAATTTTTTATCAGTTTCTTTACGATTAGAAGCATCACAGGCAATAGAAGTCATATCAGCTATGATGTCTTGTATTATATTATCTGTATCTTCAATATAATTTGCTCCTAATCTTTGTTTTATTTGTTCTAACATCTATTGCCTTCCTTTCTATCCTTTTGAGATTATTCTTGCTATAGCAATTTCTTTATGGTTATATGTATTTCCATCAGAACCTACTACTAAATCCCAGTTTGCTCCATCTGCTAATTCTTCATCTGTTGGTGAATCTGTTGCTTGATTTTTCATTAAGTAACTAACACCATGAGGAGCCATTACTTTTCTTTGTCTTTCATATAAGTAATCTCTATCATTATCAGCATCTCTATCCATTTCATGAGGTACTTTTGCTCCTAAGTCTTCATAGTCAAATGCTCCTTTTCCGAAAACATAAGTAACATACTTAGAATCTCCATATCCTGAAACTTCATAATAGTTTCCAATATTTTCAACAGAAGGTTCTGCAACTGCTGTATAATTTGTTCCGCTTTTTGTATAATATGTTTTTCCTTCTGTTAAAGTTTTATCAGAAGTTTTTGCATATATTGGGTCTCCCTCTTCTTCTGTTATTTCATCATATTCAATTAATAATTTTCCATTCCATGTATAAACATTTAGTTCTCTTTCAATTCCATTTGGGTCATTATATCTTAAGTTTGTTACTAATTTTTTACCTTCTAGATTTGTTACTATTACAGAGTTTGCTACTGCTAGTTTGAAGTTTCTTCTTCTATCTCCACATGCTTTTTGTAACGCTGTATTTAATGTTGTTTCAGCTACTGATGACTCAGTTTCTCCTGATATATCATATGTGTGTTTTGAAGCAAAAACTTTACCTGCATCTGATTTCATTGAGAATAATGCTTTTGTTATAATTAATAATACATCTTCCCATGCGCTATCCCAGTAATCTCCTAGTTGGTCTGCAACTTGACTCATAAAGTCTTTTTTAGATGTTACATCATATGTAAAGTCATCTTCATAAAACTTGTCTTTTCTACCAATAACAACAACACCTTGTTTATATGTTGGTAATGTTTTTCCTTCATCATATTTTGTTTTTCCATCATAGTTTACTGGTTTGCCTTTTAATCTTCCTATCATTGGAATTATTCCATATTCAGCACCAGTTTGTGATGCAAACATTTCTCTTATTCTATTGTTTCCTTGTAATACTCCTGATTTTATTAATAAATTTAATCTTTCTTGTGGAATTGTGTCATAATAAACACCGAATGCTCTTTCATTAAAATATTTTTTGTTAAATGTTCCTGTACTTGTAAAATCTGCCATTTTTTATACCTTCTTTCTTTTAATTTTTATATTTTGATAATTTGCAAAGTTCTTCATAAGTCATTTGACTTTCTGGTTTAGAACCTTCAATTGAATCTCCTGTTTGAGGAGCAGGTTCTTTAGAATACTCATTTATTGCTTTTTCTCTATCTGCTTTTGATACTTTTTCAAATATATCTAATTTTGAATTGATACTTTCAGCAGTTTCTCTTGAAAAATCAATAGTATCTATGTATCCTAATGAGATACCTCTTTGATTTGCTTGACGAATTGTTTCGTCTTTTAGTCTATAAGCATTTAGTTCATTTTCAGCCTTATTTGCTCTAGCTCTTTCTTGCTCTAATTCATAAGACTTTTTTTGGTCTTCATCCATTTTTGCAAGTTTATCAGCCTCTGCTTTTTTGGCTTCCATTTCTTCTAACATTGCTTGTCTTTCTTTTTGCTTTTCAGCATTAATCATCTTGTTTACTTCATCTCTTGTATAAGTTTTTTCTTTATTTTCTTCGACATTTGATGGTTCAACTTTTTCTACACTCTCGGCAGTAGATTCCATATCTTTTTTCATTTCTTCATCTTTATTATCCATGATGAAATTCCTCCTTTAACTTTTTCGGCTGAGTTATAACCAAACTATTTTGACTTTTTACGGAAGTCTAACCAAACAAAATAGACAGTTTCAAGCCATATCTAGGGCATAAAAAAAGAGCTAGTCGACTTAGCTCTTTGATTTATAATCTTAAAATATTAATAACTTATTTATTATCTTTATTCTTTGCTTTCATATATCCTTCTGCATAATTATATTTTAATACCCACATAGCTGGGCTAAATATTGTAATTACCGTAAATATAATCCAATACCAAGTTAGCATTTGTAATTTAATACTTAATATTAAAACTAATAACCACATATTATTTATCCTCCCTTGTTACTCCTTTTATAACCCAAAATTGTGCTTCTTCTAGTTTAGTTAATGCTAATGATGTTTCTCTACTTGGTTTGCACTTTAAATCAATTTCATCATAGATAATTGAGAAACATTCTCTTATATGTTGTATTCTGTTGTTTTTTTCTTCATCTACTGCTAAATATTTTGCTCTATCGTTCATTTTTTCACCTTCTTTCCATAATAAAAGCACCTATTTTAAAAGTAAGTGCATAATTTATATTTTTTTGCATAAACTATTGATTATTAACCTAATTTATAGTATAATTAAGTTAATAATATTATTGTTGAAGGTATGTGACCCCCTTTTGGGTTGCACCACCTTCTTTTTTTATCTTCTTTTTAATATTTTAAATATTTCGTTGTTTTCCATTAATATTACAGTATTTATCCAGCTTCTATGTTTAGAATAAAATAATTGCTGTGCTTGTTCTATGCTTTCAGTCCTATCTAATCCTGACTTATGTATATCTATTACAAAGTTATCAGCTTGTCCACTTTTGTGTTTGAATAAATCATAGATTGTAGTTCGAGATTTTCCTGTTGGTTCTTTTAAATCAATTTTTATATTTCCTATCATATAATCTGGTGTTTTTATATTTTGTGGATTTAATACAACTGGTATTAGCCTAACTTTTCCTCCATATATTTCTCCTAATATTTTAGCGACTTCTTTTTCTTTTTCTGTATGTTTCATTAGTACACTTTTGCCATCAACAGCATATTTATTGCCGTTTTCATCAATATAATATTGTTGTTCTACTACTTTGTAATGCTTTTTGTTTCGTTTTAAAACCCTAGTTGTTACATCTTGATACTCCATATTTAATTTTCTGTTTAATTCTTCTCTAGGCATATTGTTTTGATATACTAATGTACTTCTGCAATGATGATAATGCCCGCATTATGGGAGGCATATTTATACCGCAAGACTAACCCATAAATTTTGAATTTTTTTAGTTCTAATTCTTTTGCAGTATTTCCATAATATCTTGTAAATTCATTAGAACCTTTTATATTAAATATTTGTTCATCTAAGCTTTGGCACATTTTCGTTGTTGACTCGTCCTCTACTGCGACAAATCTAACTTTTGAATTATCTTCCGTTACTTCTTTTATTCCCTCAACTTTGGCTAAATTATTTAGTCCTATCATTTGCAAATCTGCTGCACCTGATATCTTATCATTATTTATATTGATCTTTTGATTGTTTTGTCTTTGTATTATTGTTTGAAACTCATTAGAATCAATTTCTAGGCCTTTTTGTTGTTGCATATTTAAAATTGCTTGTTTATATATTTGTTGTGCATTATATTGTATTGTTGCTTCAATATACTGTTTCCAATTAAAGCCACTATAATTTGGTTGGTCTAATAATGCAAGAAATAAAGCCATCGCTAATATTGATGGCTTTTTCTTTTTATTTACTTCTTGTTGGCCTTGTTCATAGTAATAATTTGCATCTTCATACATTATTTGTTTTTCTTGTTCTTCAAGTTTATTTTGTTCTTCTATATATGCACTATAAATTAGTAATTCTAATATTTCACTATTATTTACTCTTGTTCTTTTATAAATATTGTTTGCTAATACAGTAAAATAGCTATTATTCTTTAATAAGCCTTGTTCTTTCCATTGTTCTATATATGTATTTATTCTTTTTTTAGTCTTATTATCAGCAATATTATAGATATTCTCTGATGTAAAATTAAACGTGTCAAATAATTCTTGTAATCTGTTTTGTGTTTGTCTTGATGTTTTATTGTATAGTTGTTTTAATTGTTTTACATATTTGTCATGTTGCTCCCACATATAAAACACCTCTATTCTTCTTTATTGATTTGTTTATTAACTACTTTAGTTTGTTCTTTCTTATTATCTGCTGTTAGTTTTTGTGCTTTTTGTGTGTCTGTTAAGTCTGTCACTTTATCATCTTGTTTATCTTCTTTATCTTCTTTATTATCTTGCTCTACTCCTGCTTGTCCCATCATTTGCATTTGTTGTAAATTCTTTTGAATATTTTCTTCATTTTGTAAGTCCATTTTTGCTAACTCACTTGTTGCATCTAAATCAAGTCCTAATAAGTTTATGACCGTATCATCACTTACTAATCCTCTTATTTTTAATGCATTAGTAATCATTGTTGCTACATCAGAAGGTAAATTTCTATTTAGTTTTATTTCAATATCTCTAAAATCATATGTTTTACCTTTTTCTTTATTGAATTTTTCTAATATTATTCTCCATCTTCTTTTTAAACCTTCTTCGAAATCTCCTTCAAATGTTGCTATATATTGTTGTAAACTAAAGAATTTCTTTTCAAGTGCTGCATTATTATCTGCTTGTGTAAAACCTAAATCTGTCATATTAGGGCAAAATGAACACAAACAAATAATATCAATCAATGTCTTTTTGTGATTTTGTAATGCCGTATCGTTTACATTCTTTTCAACCCAAGCTATATCACTATTTACATCTTTATTTCCATCAAGATATCTTACTCTACTTGTTAATACATACTCATCTTCTTTTTGTCTTGCAGGGTTTATAATATCTTCGCCTTTTTCATTTTGTATAATCATCGGATTTTCTGGTGTATATCCTCTAACTTTCAATATTGCTTCATCATTATATTTAAATACATTTCTTGAATTTTGAATACATCTCTCATATGCTCTTATTAAACTGATTACAGGTTCAAAAATTGCTATTCCATCGCAATTTTCTATTGCTGTTGCTGGTATATCATCGTCCCATTTTTTAGGTTGTTGTTCTTTTATGTTTTCTTTAAATAATGGTTCATCTTTAAATTTTTGTTCATACGCTGGTGTACCAAATATTTTTCTTTTTTCAGGTGTATCGTAATAATATCTTTTTCCATCTGCTGTTGTTAATTCTATCATTTGTTGATATTCACCATTTGCCATATATGTACGAATTATTCTGTATATACCTATTAAATTCTTTTTAGCTGAATAATCCCATATAGCGATAGTTTCTAATGCATCACTTCTTGCTATTGTTATTTCTCCTGTTTTTTCGTCTTTATAGTATATTTCATAGCAAGCTCTTTTTATTAAGTAATCTAATACCATATGTAAAAAATGTGAAGCATCATTATTATAGTCATTTATATGTTTAATTAATTCTTTTATTTCTACTATTTCTTTTTCGTCATTAGTTTCATGATTAAATAGTTCTTTGATTATTTTGTCTTTATCTTTATTAAATGCTTTTACTTTATATGTTGGTGCTTTTCCTCCAAAATAACCGGCAGACATAACACTTATATATCTCTCAAGTGGTACTTTTATATCTTCATCATCTAAACTTGCTAGTTCTTCATCTGTTAATTTTCTTCTAAAATTCTCATATAATTCTTTTCTAACATTTAATTCTAGTTGTGCTTTAAAATATATATCTGTTATACTTTTTTCTTCCGCTAATCTTTCTTTACTATATCTTAGCATTGTTTCCTCCAATCAAAAAACACCTACTTTTTAGTAGATGTTATATTTATAAAAGACTTATTAGTCATTGTCATATTTGTATTTTTAGGTTTTGGATTTTCATATACCCCTGTTAAGCAGTCTTCAGCATCATCATGTTCATTTTTTCCTGTTCTTACATAATGTTTTAAATGTTTGGCAAATTCTGGCCATCTATCCTCCCAATTAATTGGAAAATAAATGTTATTCATTACTCCTGTCGAATTACTTAATATTCTTGCAATTTTGTTCTCTCCTTGATGAAACCAATTTACTTTTGTGTGAGTATTCTTTAACTCCTTTAACTCTTTTTGCACATTCCTTGCAAACCCTCTACCACCATTATTACTTTCTATATTCGCATTTCCTACATTATCTTTGGTCATCATTTCTGCTACTGCTGGTTCTGTCACTTCCATTGACTCTTGTGTATAAATAACATCCAAGATATAATATTCACTGTTATACATTTGATAGTCTATTGAGCATAAGTAATCGTCGCCCTCATCTGCTGTATCTGTGTAATTCATAATATAGTGTGCTGGTGGTAACTTATCATAAGTTTTAAATACTGTATATAATCTATTTTTCACATCGATTGGCTCTTGTTGGTAGTTAGCATAAACAATGTCTTTATTCATGTTTTTTGTTTTGAACTCGTAGTCTTCTTTACTTAATATATCTTTACACAACATTGAACCATCATCTTGTACTGCTTTATAATTTATATGTCTTACATTAGGATAATTGTCTAATATATAGCCAGCCAAATCATTGCTAGACCATCTTGTCATAATGATTATTAATTTAAATCCATTTTCAGTTCTTGATAACATTGTATTATTAAACCAGTCTATATGATTTTTTAATGTATTTTCATTATAGGCTTCTTTAGCATTTTTTATGAGGTCATCTATTATCATTATTGTACATCCAAACCCTGTTGCAGTACCTGTTGGCGACGTTGCTAAATAATTTGACACCTTACTTCCAGCTAATGCCCACTTTTTTTGTGTAGCTTCGCCATCTTTAATCTTGGTATTAGGAAATATATCATTATATACAATTACACCTTCTGTTTTTTCAGAAGCTATTGTGTCTCTTACTGATTTTGCAAATGAACTCGATAAATCCTCATTGTATGATCCTGTCATTATTTTTTCATTTGGATTTGTTCCTAATATCCATTCTACTAATTTTCCTGCTGTTCTAGACTTTCCATGTCTTGGTGGCATATTTATTACGCATACTTTTTCATCGCTCTTATAAAAATCTTGTAATTGATAGCATAAATCTTTTAAAAAGCCTCGTTCTTCTTTATAAAAATCATATGCGGTTAATTTGCAATACTCAAAGAAATCACGTCTAGCCAATTCTAAACGTGCTTGCTCTTTTATTTTTTCTTTTACATCATTATTCATTTAGTATCTTTCTCAATTCTTCTGTCGACATTCCTGAAAATGGATTATTGGTATTAACATTACCATCAATCGTTACCTTTTCTTTAAACATTCCTAAATGTCTTCCTAGCAATTCAAGAGCTTTTGTTTTATCTAATAGTTTTACTTTTTGAGTGTCTCCTATTTTTTCTCTGTCATCTCTATATCCTTCGTATTCTTCTAATGTTTCTAATGATGATATTGCCCCTGCAGTTTCACTATCCATATCAGCTATGTTTTTTAATTGTCCATTTTCTGTATATAGTTTTCTTATGTCTAAAAATGCTATTTTAGCCAGCTCTTTTATTACCATGTCTTGAGTTATTTCAGTTCTTTTTTCTCGTTCTTTCATTCTTTCTGATATGTATTCTTGAACCTTAGTATTTCTTAGTAATTTGCTACCATTCACATTGGCTGTTTCATCTTTTTTACACCTTGAATAAGCAACCTTATATGCTCTTGTTGCATTAAGGTCTATTAAATACTCATCGCAAAATCTTTTCTGTGCATTTGTCAATTGAATCACCTCTTTTGTCTGTATCTTATTTTTCTATTCAGCTAAATAGATATGTTTTTGGAATTATAGCTATAATTTCTCTACTATCTTTCTTATAAATTATTAAATCGTCATTCTTCATTTATGTTCTCCGTACATATTCTTTTATTATTTCATTTATAAAATCGTTACTACTTGCAACTATTTCGCATACATCTTCATAGCTGAATGTTTTATCGTCGTTTTGATTATGTCCGTATTCATATAGCCAAACATGTGTTAGTTCGTGTTTCAATGTCTTTATTATATTAGCTTGATCTTTTAGTAGCATTATTGTTTGAGTTCTATATATTGTTACTCCTAATGTTCCATCACTTTTCATTTCGTTATTAATTGTAGCTTCATCTACTTCTTCTATTAACCATTCCGTATTATTTATTTTAAATTTCATCTTTATCCTCACATATATTTAAATATTTACATTTCTCGCATTGTCTTTTCTCATCTACAATACACTTTTGTCTTTTCTTATTCTCATAAAATTTTCTTCTTCTATATTCATCGTCTATGTAGTTTGCTATTATACTACCTCTCATATACAACACTTCCTTTGTATAAAACACTATGTAATGATACAGGAGCTATGTTCTCCTTCGTGGTTAAGTTCTTTTATAGTTACCAATAAAACCGTAGTATTACCTGCGTTAAAACCTAAACATATTTTTTTATATCACTACGCACAACTTACAAATATAAAATTAGAGCCCACTAGAAAGCTCTATACAAATCGAAACTCAAGGTTTATACATTGTTAAATATTTATATTAACATATCTAGTATCTGTTAATACCAACTAAAAAAAGAGTCTATCTTTATTGATAAACTCTTGATATAATAAAGTATATATAAAATATACAGTGTATGTTAGCGACTTAATTTATATAATGCGTATTGATTTAATGATACGCCTTCTTGTTCTGCTTCTACTGATAATTTATAATGTAATGATTTTGGTATTCTTACAATAAATTTACCGCTAAAATCATCATATCCTACTGGTAATGGTACATCAAATCCACCTTCCAGTTTTGCTTCTATCCAACCTTCCATTGCTTCTCTTAAATTTTCATATGCTTCATCAAATGTTTCTCCTGTACTTTGGCATCCATCTAGTTCTAATACACGAGCATAAAAATAAAACCCACTCTCATCGTGAACTGGTTGAATAATATAATTATATGGTAATTCTAAGTACTCTTTAACATTTTTCATAAAAGCTCCCTCCTTTTTATTAGTGTACTCCGAAGAGTAGGATTTTATTCTCCTATTCTCCTTAGTACATCTTTAACATACACTGCCTTTAATGGATTTTCTTCTTTTATCGTAATCACATCACCTTTTGTGTTTATAAATTGTCTGTGTGATGTTCCGTTTCTTTGGTTTCATATTATATCCGTTGTACTCTAACACTTTTGCCAATTCTTGAAACCTTATTCCATTTGGCTGTCTTTTCATCTTAAGTATCAGTTTGTTAATGTCTGGCATAAATATTCCTCCTTTCACCAGAAATACATGCCTTTATTTAAGACTAAATATATGATACTATATTTGATACCATTTGTCAATACTTTTATGAAAATTTTTTATATAATAAAAGAGTAAACATTTAAAACGTCTACTCTTACACAAACAAACAATTTGCTTTAGCAAATACTTTAGCCGCCTGGTTTTTGAGATATTTTTCATATCTGCGACTCTTTATAATTTATCTATTATAATTATAACTCTTTCAAAACTAAATTTCATCCAAATTTTATCACAATTTTATCACAATTTTTCATTCTCCAATATTTAAAACTTCTAGCATACTTTTTATTGCAGAATCTCTTATATTTAATAATTGATTTATTGATTTTGGTTTCTGAAACTCAACACAATACTGTTGTGATACATAATCCCATTTTGACTTTTGCATATAATATATTTTTATAATAAACTCTTC